GTTCCAGAAAGTGAACCAGTTACAGGAGCTGAATCTTGAACCGCTGTTTTATTTGTCGTTGCTAAGAAAGATGAAAAGAAAGCGGTTGAACCCCCTGTACCACCACCTGATCCTGTGACAACTGACATAACAGCTTCATTAAGTGCAGCAGTTGTATCTTTAGTCCAACCTGTTGGAGCAGATGCTTGATAGAAAACTTGTTTTGTTCCAGAAGGAAAAGGTTCAACTCCACTTAAATTTGAACCATCACCTGTAAATGTTGTAGCAGTTACAGCACCATTTGTTCTAAGAATAATTTGTCCTGATGAACCAGCAGTAACAGTGTCTTTAAAAGTTGTTGCTCCTAGTTTATCAACTGAGTTGTAAATTTTAAAATTTGCAGAACCCTCACAATATACATGTGAGTATGCTCCTTGTGCTATAACAAAACCATTTGCTGTATGACCTGTTGCAGCTATGGTAAGAGTTTGAGAACCTGTTGTATTATTAAAGAAAACATATTCACTTTCAGTGGCAGGGATAAATACTACGATATCTCCTGTTAAAGCCCCTGTAAGTTCAATTACTTTATTAGAAGACTCAGCAGTTGGATCTGCATCCGCAGTTGAAAGAGTAATATTAGAAGAACCTGCAACAGATTTAGCTAAATAACCACCACCAAAAGCGTCTAAAACATCTAAATTATTATTAGTGTTTGTACCCCAGGTATTGGCGTTAGCCCCTGTTTCCATCTTTTCTAATTTGAATCTACTTGTATATGTACTTGCCATGTTTAAACCTCTCTAAAATATATCTTTTTTTGTTATTCAAGCAACATCTTTTATGCTGCGTCTACCCCTGTCCAAGTATTACTTGCACCTGTCGTTATGCCTGTCCATGTATTGCTAGCCCCTGGAGAAACATTTGCCCAAGGTGTGGCAAACGGATTTCCTGTGACTATCGATAAGTCAAGTCCTGTTAAGTTCACTGTAGCACTACCTGTAGCTGTTGCTGTTCCTGCAGCGAAACTCATGGCAACTGTGGAAACACTTACAATTACACCCGTTCCTACCTCTACTGTTTCCGTACCTAAAGCAGAAGTCATTGAAACTCCTGTAGGTTGTACAAGAGCATCTGCCTCTGCCACAGCAGTTCCAAGTGCAGAAGTCATTGTTACTGGAACAGGATCTACTTGTGTAAATATTTCAATAGTAGGAGTTCCAATAGCAAAGTCTAATTGATCGGAAGGTGCAATAACTGCAACACTTCCCTCACCAGAAACAGTCGCTCCTGATAAAGCTACACTTACTAATTGACTATCTAAAGTAACAAGAGATGTTCCTGTTTCAGTTGTATCACCTAGAGCACTTGTCATCTCTAAGCCTGTTACAGAAACTATGACACCCGAACCTACTTCAACTGTAGGAGTGCCTAGGTCCGTGGACATCGCCACGCTTGTGACGCTAACCTCTTGAGTTATATTTTCATTCCATGCGAAAGATCCCCATGTAGATCTTCCCCAACCTGCATCAACGGTTCCTGATGCGGTTTCAGTACCTAAACCAAATGATGTGGATAAACTTCCGAGAACAACACCTGTGCCCTCACCTACCGTGACTCCTGATAATTGTGTTTCAAATGAAACGCCTGTTGGAAAATAAACGTTTTCAGGTTCAGCTATTAGAGTGCCTAAAGCAGAAGATACTTGTAATGAATCTAATGTGACTAAACAATCAGCTATAACACTTTCTGTGCCTAATGCTGTTGTAGTCGATAACCCAGTAACAGATACCGTGATCGAGCTTTGTTGGCCAAATGCCCCTTCGCCCCAATTATTTTCACCCCAAGCATCTGCCATGGTAATGCTCCTCTAAATTAAGATAATCTTAATATAGCACTTGAAGCATCATTAGTTGGGAATGCGATTGTGAATGTACCGTTTGTTGATGTCTTTACACTTCCGAAATCAAGAACACAAATAGCTGCGTTTGTATTAGATGATGATCTATTATAGATCAAAGCTGCTTGAGCAGATATTGTTGCTGATGTAAAACTTGCGTTTGCAAAATCAACAAATGCTGTTGAAGCTGTTGCGCTAGTTGCTGTTAAGCCAATGGTTGGACTTGTTAAAGTTATACCACCTGCTGCGTATGTTCCGGATGCACCTACTTCGTTTGTTGCGGAATAGGCTGTTGTGTTTCCATTTAAAGTTACAGAGTTTGTGTACAAAGCGAGATTGATTGTATCGTTATCAATATCATGATCGCCTGCTAACAGTTCTTTTTTAAATGAAGCACAGACTGCTTGATTTATTGCCATTTTTTAGTTACTCCCTTATGGTGTTAGCGATTTCATCGGAATGCGTAACACACCATTTTGATACTCATCCCTACGTTTACGACCCATTTGCTCTTGTGCAAAATCTTGCAGAGCTACTTGGTACTTACTTTCGTATAATTGCATATCTTGTGGGTTTTTCAAGTAAGAAAAAGCCTCCGATAAAGTTCCAAATAATAGAACTTCAGGAGCGTTATTAGACAAAAATGTTGTGGTGGAGGTTGTTCCTGAACCATTCCCTAATCTTTCGGCTGTTTCATCATACCACATCTCCACTGTATAAGCTACATTTGGAGTAGGAGCTACAATCAAGGTTGTTGCGTCCCAATTACCCCAATACTTGGGTTGCCCTGTAAAATTTGTATCTGTCGTGGATCTTTCTACCGAATATTCGTCCATAAAAGTGGCATCTCTTTGCTCTAACCAAGTTCTTGTTCCATCATCAGCTACGATTTGTAAGGCTCTAGCAAATCTAAATCCACCTTCTGGACCACTGACATCTAGAAAAGCATTATTAGCTTCAAAGGTTGTAGTGGCATATCTTCTTTGATCATCAGAATCTAATTGTCTAGCTACTTTATTTTCTATGTTAGTTAAAAAAACATTAATCACAGAATTAGACAATACATCACTTGTTACTTCTGTGTAATTTCTTACATTATCTAAAAGTTCTGAATAATTCATGATATCTCCACTGTCACTTTACCAACACTTGAACCAATAATCAATGCTCTACTTGGTTCAGACGGTTGCATTCCATTTGATTCAAAAGATGAGTCTCCTGAAGCTCCAACAAAAACAGTCATAGGTTCTTGTCTCGCTGGTCTAGCCCAAGGTAAGGCTTGTGCATCAGCACTATGATAAGGAGGATCTAGTTGAGGATGCTTGGGCTCAAAACACTCAGGACAAGTTTTTAAACCGTTCCATTCTTGTCTTAATTGATTGAAATTATATTGTTGACCACATCTGTCGCAAAGAGCAACAGCATATTTACCAGTAGCAAAAACGCCCATGTTACGACCCGTTTATAAAATAATTTTGAGGAGTCAAATGAACAGAGGCTCTTTGTCCGTCTTCGGTGAGAGCTCTTTGTAATTCATCTTCATAATATAATTTTAAAGATTGAGTAGCTTGTGGGTTTTTCTTTTGCGATAAATAAAAAGCTAATCCTGAAACCATACAAGGAAGAAACCTAAATGGAGCGTCAGGCTGATTTGTATAAGCTCCAGCGTCTTGTATCCTACCTATGTAGTTATAATTAATCTGAGTATCTGTTGTATTAGGTGTTTGATAAAGATTAATTTGAACGTTAGACAAATTTCTCTCGACATAATACTGCGTCGGTTGACCTTGAGAAAATTTGTTAGGAATGGCTTGATACTCCGATCTTGATATTTTTGTCATAGTAGTATCAGTTGTTGTTCCACTTGAGACAGTTCTAAAGGTCATTTCTAACACATCACTTGCATCACTAGGAGCATTATAAGTAGTTGTTCCCGCTGTTAAATTAGCAGTATGATTTTCTACTTTCCATAAATGAATACCTCTGTTCATCCATTCTTGGAATAAGATATTAAGACTACGTCTAGCAGATTTTAAATCATATCCTGATCTAGTCTCAAGACCACATCTTTCATATGCATCTTCTATAACGTCATCTATATCTAAATTAAAAGTAGTTGTACCAGAGGTAGCCATTTTACTTCTTCATCATTCCGCCACCACGTTTTTTGGCCATGCCACCACCACGCTTTTTAACGACAGATTTTTTCTTTGCTGGACCACCATCCATCATTTTCTTCATCATGCCACCACCACGCTTTTTGGCCATGCCACCTTTTTTCATTACTTGTTTCTTTTTTGCCATCATGATTTTACTCCTTTTTTAAAAAGTTTTTCGTACGTATTTTGCCTTTCAGCTACTACTTCATCGTAGTATTCCTTAGGCCATTTCTTATAATAGCCTATCTTATGTAGTTTGCAACTTGCATCATACAGTTGTTTAAATTTTTGTATAAGCATCATGGAATATTCTAAGTCACCATGTTCTACAGGATCCTCAGTGGGATCACAAAGAAAAGCTTCACTATCAGGATCAGCAGGTGTTTCAGGATGAAATCCCATAAAGTACACATCTCTTCTGTTATAGGTTTTATTGTAAAAATCTATTTTTTCTTGAAATTGTTCAGGATTATATTGTTCAAAAAAAGGGTCGCAGTAAATTATAATATCATGTTCTTTTTTATTCCAAGACTTAATAACAGAAGTTAAGTGTTTTTCATATTTAGACTTATCCATACGAACTTCAATTCGCACTTTTTTATCTTTTCTCCATTTAGCAGCGAAAGGACACGCTGGAAACCCTATATGTTTATTCATTGGTTCCAAGACAGTCTTGGACCAATTAACTACATCAAGCTTTATTTTTTCTGCTTGTTTTTTTCTTGACAATTGTTTTAACCATTGTGGGTTTTCCACCTGGGTTGCCAGCTTTTTGTTTTCTACTGACAGCGGATCTTTTTTGACCTTTTGACATGGCTCTTGCTTTTGCTATAGGAACACATTTAGGATAATTTTTTCTTTTTTCTTTACCACTTCTCCCACACTTAGGATAAGAGCCATCAGATTTTTTATTAGCTATATCTACCCAGTTTTCTCCTACCCAAGCTTTAAGACCTTTTTTAGCCATTACGTTTTTTTAGTAACTTTTCTTTTACTTTCCATGACACCACCACATCCCTTAGCTATTCCACCTTGACCATAACTAGATACCATCTTTCTTTCTTGAGAAACTTTATTAATCATACCACCATCAGCTTTTTTCTTTGGTTTCTTTTTACCACCTGGAGTTACTTTTCCACTGCACACAGCACCTGCATACATATTAGCATATGCGCTAGGGTAGACTTTAAATTTCCTCTTAGCGGCCGCTTTACCTCTTGCACATAATTTACCCATTATCGTTCTCTGTTTCTAAACCACATATGCATCCGTAATCTTCATTACACTTACACATCTATTTTACTATTCCACCTTTTTTCTTAAAGCCCATTTTATTCCTTACCTTTTTAGGTAATTTTTTAAGACCTTTATTTTTTGATGGTATTGGTTTTAGTTTTTTATTCATTTTCTTATCTCCTGTAGATACTTCCTTTTGCATTTGTGCTCGTGATATGACCACTAAAACTCACTATAATTCTTAATTAAGAATTCTTCCATCCAAGCCATTTTTTCATCAATTGCTTGAATTTGTACTTTTATAACAGCAACATCTTGTTGCATTTTTGCAACACTATCTGCTTTTTGTTCTACTGCATTTAAACGTTCTGACCACATGCCCCATGTAATTAACATTGTGCCAATTAGGACAAGATAAGGTAATATAGTTTTTATATCTAATTTAATCATTTTGTTTTAGCACTCATGTTACTTAAAGGGTTATTTAAAGCCTTATTAATTTGTAAGTCAAGGCTTTCTTCAATGAGCTTTAACTCATCAAATACTTCTCTTGTATCTTCTTTTTGTCTATCTTCCACGTCATTTACAATTTCGGTTATGTGACGAATATCATTAGCTTGTTGACGTAAATCAGCCTTCATGTCTGAACGCATATCACGTGCCACATCACTGATTATGGTAATTTCGTCTAATATGATATCTAGTTCTGATTTTAAAACTGCTATTTCTTCATCATATTTAGATAGATCGGGAGCTGTATACTCCAAAACTTTGGTGGTTAGGTCTTGATAATTTTTCCAAAATTCGAAGACTGCCCAAGCACCACTACCTAGGGCACCTAATAGTGTAAGAATAGCAAAAGCTTTACCTCCACTTACCTTTAAACCTGAATACTCAATACTGGGCATTTATCATATCCTGAATTGTATTTTCCTGTGCCATGTCAAACAACATACCATACTGATCATCTATTGTCTTGTTTAAATACTCACCCACATCAACTTCTGTAAAGCTTTGAGTAGGTGTAAAGAAAATTTTTGTATCTCCTAATATCTGCATTACAAGTAATGTTTTTGTTTGAGCAGTGTCGTCATAACGTTCTTTATCGTCAATATCCTTCACTATTTTTGTAGCTGCTTTTTCTTTTGCTGAAGGTTCTTTTGCAAGTTTTTCTTCTGGTTCTTCAACCTCTTCAGGTTTTTCTTCTACAGGTTTAGGACTACTTTCACTTTCTACAGGAGCTTCTTCTTTAGTTTCTTCAACAGGCTTTTCTGAAGGTTCTTCTTTGATCTCTTCGACACTAGCTACTTCAATTGTCTCTTCTAATTCTGCTTCAATTTCCATTTCTACTTCTGCCATTTGTGTTTCAGGTTCTGGTATATCTACTTCAAAATCTGTTTGTATTTCTTGTATTTCTACCTCAACTGTTTCATAAGAAATTTCTTCTTGTTGAGGTTCTA